TGGAACTACCAAAACTGGATTTCCTTCTTTTGTTAGTGACTTATTTGCTGAATGCTGGCCTTTTGGTTTCCATACTCTTAATTTCGTCTCTTTTGAATCATGTGCTTATGTTGCCCGCTATGTAACTAAAAAAATACTTGGAGATGGAAAACAGGTTTACGAGAAGTTTGATCCAGTGACTGGTGTGGTAGATTGCCGTGTTAAGGAGTTTTCAAGATGGAGTACTAAACCCGGAATCGGCCATGACTATTTCATGAAGTATTGGAGAGATTTCTACAAGATCGATTGTTGTTTGATTAACAACAAAAAGTTCAAAATTCCTCGTTATTATGATCGTTTACTCTTAAGGGAACACCCTGATGTTTTTGAAATTGTTAAACAAAAACGGATACTTAGCGCACAAGATTACCGTTTGACACCTGACGCACAGAAGGATAGACTAGCGGTCAGAGAAGAAGTAAAACGTTTACGAGCCGAACGCTTACTTCGACCTTATGAGGCTCAAATTACGGAGTATTTAGAAAATGTCTAAAAAAGCCCTTGTTTCTGTTTTTGATAAAGTTGCTTGTTTGTATTCCCCGGTGATGACTGAGGTTAACCCTGAGTCAGCAATTCGTAATTTCAAGATTGGTGCTAAGCAGAACCAGCAAATCAATGCTTGTCCGGAAGATTATTCTTTAGTTTTAATTGGTTATATTGATGATGAGACTGGTTCTATCGTTTCTGCTTCAGAGACTGATATGCCGGTTGTTTTGATTCAGGCGAAAGACCTTTTCCAGGCTGAGTAGTTTCGCTACAATTAGAGAGTTACTTATTCTCTGAGGTCAACCGCCAAGTTTGCTATTTATCCATCTTGGCGGTTTTTTTTCACTTGAGGTGTTTATGCCTAAATTCTTTACTAAATATAATCCCACGAAGGTTCCCGGCTTTTCTTCTGATCAGCCGAGTAAAGTCCAAGAGCAGTTTGCTGACGCTTGCCAGACGGATACCATTATTCGCAAATACAACACAATGGGTGTTAACCCGTTTATCGCTTCTGGCGGTAGTCAATATCTGGATACTACTCAGATTCCTTCTTTTGTTGCTGCGCAAAATGCTCAAGTCAAAGTAAAAGAGTATTTCGAAGGTCTGCCCTCAGACATTCGACTTGAATTTAATAACGACCCGATGCAATTCGCTGAGGTCGTTTCTGACCCGCGGAATGCCGAATACCTCCGAGAGATCGGAGTTCTTGAACCCCTCCCTGCTGAGCAGGAGGGTGAAAAACAAGTCGCTTCCAGCGGGGATACTTCCGAAAAGGCCCCCCAGCCAAGTGCAGGCAGTGATCTTTCTGCAGGAAAAGAGCCTGATAAGTCTGTTTCTTCTGAAAAATCAAATGGTTAGGTATAACGTGGCACAGGTACCTACTTGTTGTAACTGTGCCACGTGACACCAAGCGATTTTTCGGCTTGGTTAAATTTCAAACTTTTTTCTCATTTTTAAGGACTAAAAAAATGGCTAAAAATACTGCTCGTTCTTATAGAAAAAACAATCGTTTTTCCCAGATTCCTAATTCTCCAATCCAACGCTCTGTTTTTGATCGTTCTCACGATTACAAAACCACTCTCGATTCAGGTTATCTCATTCCTTTTTTTGTTGATGAGGTTCTCCCCGGCGACACGTTTAAGTTACGAGTAAATGCTTTTGTTCGAATGAATACTCTGATTGCTCCTTTTATGGACAACGTGTTTATGGATACTTTCTTTTTCTTTGTCCCAACAAGACTTGTTTGGGATAACTGGCAGAGATTTTGTGGTGAACAAAAAAATCCTGGCGACAGTACAGATTTCTTAATTCCGTCTTTGTCCGGAACGAATACTTTCACAAACGGTTCAATTTTCGACTACATGGGATTGCCTACTGGTGTTGCATTAGACCCCTCTAATACGCCTATTAACGCTCTTCCCTTTAGAGCTTATAACCTTATTTATAACGAATGGTTCCGCGATGAGAATCTGATCGATTCGATTGCCGTACCTACTGGTGACGGCCCTGACCCAATTTCTAATTACACGCTTCAAAAGCGTGCAAAACGTCACGATTACTTCACTTCTGCTTTGCCTTGGCCTCAAAAAGGCCCGTCTGTTGATATTTCCTTGACAGGTCAGGCTCCAGTTTTTGGAAATGGTCTAGCTTTGGGTCTTGTTTCTAATGATATAAGTTTTGGATTAGTATCTAATTCTAATAATGTTAATAACGACGGTCGGCCTAAACTTTCTCCTGTTGCTTTTAAGAAGCCTGTAGGTGAACTGATACCCTCTAAGCCTTTTGGTGATGATGAATATACAGCTATTGGTGTTTCTACAGATGGTAATTCTTCTGGTTTAGTAGCTGGTTTAGATTCTGTTAGTGCTGTGTCTATTAATGATTTGAGACAAGCGTTCCAAATCCAAAAATTCTATGAAAAATGGGCGCGCGGTGGTTCCCGTTACACGGAAACTCTGCGTGTAATGTTCAATGTCATATCTCCCGATGCTCGTCTGCAGCGTCCTGAGTATCTTGGCGGTACTCATTCTCGTATCAACGTCGTTCCTACTGCACAAACGAGTAGTACGGATTCCGTCTCTCCTCAGAGCAACCTGTCTGCTTTTGGCGTGCTTGGTGATAGCGCTCATGGCTTTAATAAATCTTTCGTTGAACATGGCTATGTGATTGGCCTTGTCTGCCTTCGTGCTGATATTACGTATCAGCAGGGTTTGAATCGAATGTGGTCCCGTCGCCAGTTGTTTGATTTCTACTGGCCCACGCTCGCTCATTTAGGTGAGCAGGTTGTTTATAACCGTGAAATTTATACTCAAGGTACAGCAGAAGATAGCGGTGTGTTTGGTTACCAGGAACGTTATGCAGAGTATCGCTACAAGCCTTCCATGATTACCGGCAAGCTCCGTTCTACTGATGCTCAGTCGCTTGATGTTTGGCATTTAGCTCAGAAATTTGATTCTCTACCCAAACTTAATCAAGATTTCATTGAGGAAAATCCCCCGATCAATCGTGTCATTGCAGTCCAGAATGAACCTCAATTTTTTGCTGATTTCTGGTTTGATCTGAAGACGTCTCGTCCGATGCCTGTTTACTCTGTTCCCGGACTAGTCGATCACTTCTAATCTTGATAGAGACGAGTTATTCTGTTTTTACCGAGCCGACGCCCGCAAGAGGCAAGCGGGGCGATGGTAAACACGGAAATAACTCGTCGATCTACTATGTAGAAAAGGACACAAATCATGGGTTTATTTAGTTCTATCGGTAAAGCGATTAAATCGGTTACAAAGCCCGTTTCTAGTTTTATTTCCGGTTCTGGCATTGGAGACATCTTGAGCTTTGGTTCTGATGCCCTTGGTCTCTATCACGATTTGACTGGTAATTCTGCGAAACAGCAAAAGGAGTTGATGGATTATCAAGCTCGGCTTCAAAATGAGTCTTGGAAGTATCAGATGTCGAATCGCCATTCTTTGGAGGTAGGAGATTTGAGAAATGCCGGACTTAATCCTATTCTTTCTGCCAATAGTGCTGGCGCTATTTCTGCTGGCATTCCTAATGGCGCATTGGCAGATTCTGATAGTGCTCGTCATAATGCTCGCTCTTCTGCCGCTTTAGCGCGTCAAAATGCGGAGCAGGTAGCCTCTTTGATTCAGACTAATGCCAGTACACAGGCTCGTAATGAAGCAGAAGCCAAAGCGACGTTAATGAACGCTGAGAGCAATCGAATGGCGGCCATTGCCGGAGCAAATCGCAATAATGCGGAAGCTGGTTATGCAAATGTCCGTTCTAAGAACGAGGCACTTTATCCGAGCAATCAGCCTTTGCCGTTTAAATACATTAATTCCGCAAAAGGTATGGTTAAAGATATTGAGGATTTCTTTGATCGTCGTTATGGTTTGCCTTCTAACGCTTCTCCTGAACGTCAGAAGCGTTATGAAGTATTCATTAATGGTGTAGGTCGTCGTCAATAAGAAAGTCCCTCATAGAGCGTTTTTGAAGTTTTAAGGAGGATTTATGAAAATCACAACAGATTGGTTAGACCAATTCTTTAATATCTTTTCTCAGCTTGGTAAAATGCTTTTGTATCTTTATCAACTTTTTAGAGGAAAACTATGAGACGCCGTCGTCTATCCCGCAGAACTTCCCGCCGTTTTTTCCGTAAAGGACTTAAGGTTCGCCGTCGTAACCTCCGCGCGAGACCGATGAGAGGCGGATTCAGAATTTGAGGTTCCACGTGGAACGGAAGGCGTCACTAAAAATGGCGCCTTTTTTTTTATGACTTGTTATCACCCAATTACTGCGTATTGGAGCAGGACGTTAAAGACTAAGCTTGGTACGCCTGCTATTACGTTTAAATACGCTGATGCTGACCCCGAACTTGGAGAGTTCCAAATTCCTTGTGGTCAATGCATTGGTTGTAGATTAGATCGCTCGCTCGATTCCGCCGTGCGAGCTCACCATGAGAGTCTTTTATATGATCGAAATTACTTTCTTACGCTCACGTATAACAACGAAAATTTGCCTCCTTTTGGTTCTCTTATTCCTAGGGACCTCACTTTGTTTTGGAAAAGAATCAGAAAGCGTGGAGTTAACCTTCGTTACATGGCTTGTGGCGAATATGGGAGTACTTATGGTCGTCCCCATTACCACGCTATTATTTTTAACTTGCCTCCTCTCGAGCTTCGTCAGATTGGAACTACCAAAACTGGATTTCCTTCTTTTGTTAGTGACTTATTTGCTGAATGC